TTCGCATCCAGTCCACGTCCCTGCTAGCCAGCCATCCTGCACCGCCCCCGAAGAGAACTGGCACGCCATCGCCGCCGCCGGCCGCGAACGGCGCATCCGAGCAGCCCTCGCCGGCGCCAACCATGCTGCCCGCCGCGACCCGCGCTGGACATGCCCCGCCCCTCCATCCTGGGTGCTCCGTCTCCGCTTCCGCGAGCTCGTCCTGCCCGCGCGCGTGCCGTTCGGTCTCTCCGGCCAGGCCGCCCGCCGCGGTCGCCCGATCAACGCCGCGATCGGCATCCGCCTCAATCCCGCGCGCGGGCCCGGCAACCTCGCCCACCTGGTGCCGGCGGCGCTGGACGCGTGGAAGGCCGCGCGCACCCGCCGCGGCATCGCCAGCTGGACCGACCAGCTCGGCATCCGCCTCGGTCCTGACGGCGGTTGCACAGCGGCAGAACGCGATCTCTCCAGGGTCATCGCCCAGCAGTGCGAGCTGCTCGAGGCGCAGGCCATCGCTCAGTACAGGACCGCCATCGTGCGCGTCCCAGAGCGCGTCCGGCGCGCGGCGCGGGACGCGGCGTAGGGTCCGCCAGGCTCCGTCAGGGTCCACGGCGCCATTCCAGCCAGCCAGCTTGTTGTACCAGAGCCGCCTCGCGCGCCAGAGGATGACGCGCCGCGTTCTGGTCAGATCTGGTCCGATCTGTTCCGTGCGTGACAGCACCCTATATAGGGAGGCAGGCTGGCGATCGGGCATGCCGCCCGCTGAGGGAGCATGCCAAGATTCGTTGCCCGACCCTTCTTCAGGCTGCGCGATCTCGTAAACCTGCTGAACGAGTACGAAAAGACGCGGCCACAGGACCAGCGCGAGATCTGGAACCGGAAACGGGTCCGTACCGTGCTGCGTCAATTCGGCATCGCTCCACAAGGGGCGGGTGAGCGGTTTGCAGCTGTTGTGACTTTCGAGCAGCTGCGGACCATGGCCCCTGATCTGGTGGACAGCATGCTGAACCTCGACGCGTACGAAGACGCGCAAGCCGCGTGACTCCAACAGAACCAGCCGCGGAGTGGGTGCCTCTGGAGAAGCTGAAGCCGTGGGCGCAGAACCCGCGCAAGAACGATGCGGCTGTAGAGAAGGTGGCCGAGTCGATCCGCCGCTTCGGCTTCGGCGCGCCGATCGTCGCGCGCAAGGCGAACGGCCAGATCATCGCCAGGCACACCCGGCTGCGCGCCGCGCTGCAACTCGGGATCGATCCGGTCCCGGTCCGCTATTTGGACATCGACGCCGCCCAGGCTCAGTTGCTGGCTCTGGCAGACAACCGGACCGCCGAGACCGCCGAGTGGGATGGCACCGCGCTAGGCCGCGTGCTCGAGCAGCTCAAGGCCGAAGACGCCGACCTGGCCGCCTCCGGGTTCGACCAGCAAGAGATCGACCAGATACTGGCCGATCTGCAGGCTGGACGGCTCCAGGACGTCCGCGAGGATTCGATTCCTGAGCCTCCGTCCGCCCCGGACAGCGCTTTTGGGCAGGTTTTCGAGCTTGGGCCCCACCGGCTGGTGTGCGGCGACAGCACGGCGGCTGAGTCGTTGGAATTGGCGCTGTGCGGCAAGAAAGCGGACCTACTGTGGACGGACCCTCCGTACAACGCCGCGATCGTCGGAGGCTCGCATGCGCTCACGCCAGCGGAGCGGCTGAAGATCGGCGGCAAGGTCATCGAGAACGACTCGATGGACAGCGCGACGTTCCGGGCGTTCCTACGGTCTGCCTTCGCTGCCATTGACGGAGGAATGCGTCCTGGCGCGGCCTTCTACATTGCGCACGCCGACCGCGAGGGAGAGAACTTCCGCGCCGCTGTCCGCGAGACCGGGTGGAAGCTCGCGCAGTGCCTGATCTGGGTGAAGGACCGCTTCGTGATGGGTCGGCAGGACTACCACTGGCGGCACGAACCGATCCTCTACGGCTGGAAGGAAGGCGCCGCGCATCTGGCGCTCGAGGATCGCACTCAGGACACGGTCTGGGAGTTCGAGCGCCCAGCGCGAAACCCAGAGCACCCGACGATGAAGCCGCCGGAGTTGATCGGACGCTCCATCCGCAACAGCACCAAGACCGGCGACATCGTACTCGACCCGTTCGGCGGCTCAGGCTCGACGCTGATCGCCGCCGAGCGCCTCGGTCGCAAGGCCGTGCTGATCGAGAAGGATCCCGGCTACTGCGACGTCATCCGACAGCGCTGGGAGCGGTTCCAGCGGTCGGTCTCCAATGCCCGCCGTTGAGCTTTCCGGCGACGTGCTGCAGCGACTGCTCGACTTGATCCGGGTCGGCAACACGCTCGAGGTCGCCGCAGCCGCAGTCGGCGTCGACCAGGCGCTGATGCGGGCCTACATCGAGGCCGGCAAAGAGGAACGGATCGGGCCGCATCGCGAGTTCCTGGACGCGGTCAGCAAGGCGCAGGCGGAGGCGGAGTCGCTCGACGCGGCCCGCATCGCCAAGGCGTCGGCGACGAATTGGAAGGCAACCGCGTTCGCGATGAGCGAGCGGCGGCGGCACAAGGTCATTCGCATCCTGCGCGGCGGGCGAGCATGAGCATCAGGAAGATTCCGCCAGGCCTGAAGACCGAGATGCTCCGGCTCTGCAATGAGGGCAAGGACAGCTCCGAGATCGCGCAGTGGCTGTGGACCGAGCACAAGATCGAGGTGAGTTCCGGATCGGTGCGCAAGGCATTGCGGGCCCGCCGCAGCGAGATGGCCGACGTCGCGAAGAGCGTCGTCCGTGAGGAACTACGCAAGGAACTGCTGCCGGCGATCGAGGCCGTCACCAGGGTCATGCGAAGGGCCCAGCGCGCCGAGCGTGCTGCAGCAGCGATCGGGGAGATCCCGCTCATGCTGAAGGCCCACGACCGGCAACTCAAGGCGGCGAACCTGCTCCTGCACTACGCCGGGCTGAACCAGCCGGACAACGTGGCCCCCGTCGCTGGCAAGTCGTTCGATACGCGCGAGGCGCTGCTGCAGCGGATCAAGGTGCTGGCCGGCGTCGTGGACCCGAAGACCGAGCCGCAGGTGCACTGAAGAGCATGAACGATCCCCGCTTCGACGTCGGTCCGCAGATCCGGCAGGCCATCAAAGACAACCCGCCGATGACGCGCGAGGAGGAAGTGCGCGTCGGCCGGCTGGCCCGCGACGGCGACAAGCGCTGCACTGGATCAACGCCATGCTCGATGACGGCATCGGCGCCAACGAGCAGATCGTCCGGCTGCCCAAACGCCGTGCTCGTCTCTGGGCGCGCAAGCAGGGCGGGGAAGTCCCGACGGTAGTGTTCTCGTTGGACACACATCCTCGGAACGAGACGAACGAAGACTGCGACCTGACCTTCCTGGATCTGTTGGAGTCCGGCGAACCGTCGGCGCACGACGAACTCGAGCACGAGGAACACCTGGCGGCGATATGGGCTCGGCTGCACGAGGTCGGGTTCACTGCCCGCGAGATCGACATCATCAAGTCCAGGTTCATGGCCGACCCGCGCGAGAAGCTGCACGTCATCGGCGACCGCTACGGCATCTGCCGCGAACGGATCCGGCAACTGCAGCAGGAACTCCTTCCTCGACTGCGAGCGCACTTCAGCGACCTCGCCGCGTAATGAGATGGGACGACGCGGCCCAAGCCGTGGAGCAAGCTACTCGGCGCCATGGTGGGAGAGCGTCGGTGACGTACTCGTGTCCGGGCTGGATGGGTACATGAGCGAACGGGAGCGCAGACTGACACTGCTGCGGAAGGAACTGGCGCGCCTGCGCGCCGCGCCGTTTCAGACCGTCCCGATCTACACCCTGGCCTGGTACCAGCGAGAGATTGAGCGTCTCGAAGGCATCGCCGCCGAGACCCGTAACCACTGAGGCAGCAATGACCGTGGGCGCCTGGAAAACCGTGGGCGCTGCGTTGGCGGCGGCCGCGATCGGCGCGGGCGGTGTGGTGGCGAAGGGGCTGCGGCAGAACTCAAGCATCCAGGAGAAGCTCGACCAGGTCGTTGCGGATGTGGCTCAGATCAGGAGCGACGTCCGGATGCTGAAGTGCACGGCTGGGTTCCCTGGCGACTGCCCCGGGCAGGCTCAGCACGGACCGTGACGCCGTGTGCATCGACATCAACCCGGACGCGCTCTGGTTCGCGCTGATCATGGCGAGCATCGTCACCGCTGGCGTCGTGCTGGCGCGCCTGGGAGCGACGAAGTGACGCGGAAGTGCTGGACGCCGAACTGCGACCGCGGTGCGGTCGAGGGCGTGCGCACCGAAGGCGTCATCGCCCAGAGCGACGGAGCGCGCGCGGGTACGGTCTACGCCTGCGAGTGCCAGTGGAAGCGGATCGATCCGATCCCTAGCGAAATGAAGTCGAACGGCTGGACCGCCTCGAGGTCTCCATGCGGACCGGACGACGTCGACGCGCGCTGAAGCCGCACGAACGGCTGGCGCTCTGGCTGCTCTTCACCTTCGCGTGGTGCCTATGAAGGCGACGATCACTCTCCCTGACCGGACGAAGATCGATGTCGACGCTAGCCTCCAAGAGATCATGCGTCTCGTCGCTGAGCACAGCGCGATCGATGTCGACGCTAGCCTCCAAGAGATCATGCGTCTCGTCGCTGAGCACAGCGCCAGCGTCTTCATCCCGGCCTGCACCTGCGACTCCACCTTTCCTTGCCTGCAGCACCCGCGCTTTCCACGCCGCATCGACGGATGAACCTCACCCATTACCCGCCCGTCATCCGCGTCCGTCGTCCCAAGCGAGAGCAGGTCGAGACGCAGGTCTCCGCGGCGCCGTGCCTGGTGCCGAGACGGCCATTCGGTAGCGACGTGCGTCGGCAGGTGCTCGGCGAGTTCACCGCGGCCGCGCGCCGCCTTGCGGGGTAGCCCATGCACTACAAGAACGGACGTGAGGCGAAGAACGGCGACAAGGTCGTGGTGTTCCCGAGCTACGGACCGCCGATGATCGGCATCCTGTACGACGCCGTGGCGGGCAACGACTTCTGCAACGGGCGCGTCGCGGTGATCGCGGCGACCGACCCCGGCGTGAACCTCAAGGAAGCGCTGCACTTCGACGACGTGCTGAAGGCGCTCCCAGCGGAAGTGCCCGACTCGTCTGCGTGACCACCGCGAAGGCGATCGCGAAGGTCCTCGCTGCGAAGTCCGACGAAGAGCAGCTGCGCATCATCGCCCAGCTCTCCGACGCCGAACGCACCGAGCTGCACCGCTGCACCGAAGGCCTGCTGGAGTTCATCCCACGGATCTCGCCGGACCTGAGCACCCCGAGGCATCTGCAGCCGCTCGTCGACGCAATCGAGAGCACGCTGGAGACGCCGGGCCTGTTCGTGGTCTCGACGCCGCCGCAGCACGGGAAGACGTTCCTCTGCGAGCACGCCATCGTCTGGCTCATGCAGCAGAACCCGAAACGTCGCCACGCCTACGCGACGTACGAGACAGATCGCGCGGACAAGATCAGCGACGCGACCCGGCAGCTCGCCGCCCGCGCCGGGTTCCACACCACCGGCACGCGCAAGTTCTGGACGAACGAGTACGGAGGATCGCTGTTTTCCACCGGGACAGGAGCCGGGTTTACAGGTGAGCCGGTCGACGGATGCCTGATCGTCGACGACCCGCACAAGAACCGCCTGGAGGCCGAGTCCGGCGTCTACCGCCAGCGAGCTGATGACTGGATGCGCAGCGTCGCCCGGACGCGCATGCACCCCAGCGCCTCCGCGATCGTGGTCGCCACCCGATGGCATACCGACGACCTCGCCGGCCGGATGATCGACCGCGGCTGGACGAAGATCCGGCTACCGGCCATCGACGAGCACGGCAAGGCGCTCTGGCCCGAACAGCGCCCGCTCTCGTTCCTGACGACGCTGCGCGAGGAACTCGGCGAGTACGACTGGGCATCGCTCTACCAGGGCGAGCCGCGGACCAAGGGCGGCGCCGTCTTCGGAGACGTGCACCTCTACGACCCGAAGTCGATCAATTGGAACGGATCCCGCGTCGCGCTCGGAGTCGACTGCGCCTACAGCGCGAAGACGCACGCCAACTACTCCGTCGGCCTGGTGCTGGTGGAGCTCGGCGGCCTCTACTACCTGCGGGAAGTGCAGCGGCACCAGGTCAAGACCGAGCCCTTCAAGGCCGTGCTCGACTCGCTCAGAAAGACGTACAGCATCCGGAAGTCGCGCTGGTACACTTCTACTACCGAGGAAGGCACCGCCGAATTGCTCGGCGTCACCCCCGAGCTGGCCCGCGGAGACAAGTTCGTCCGCGCCCAGCCGGTCGCCGCAGCCTGGAACGCCGGCAAGGTGCTGGTGCCCGAGAAGGCGCCGTGGGCGGACGCGTTCGTGTCGGAAGTGGTCAGCTTCACCGGAATCGACGACCCGAAGGACGACCAGGTGGACGCTCTCGCAGCTGCGTACGACGTGCTCGCACGGCCGTCGGCGTCGTACGACGGGTTGCCCAGCGGCGTGGACATGCCGAAGCGGAGGATCTGATGGCGAAGGAAGTGGAGATCTTCAAGCTGCGGGACAGATCCCCGACGACAGGAGAGACCGAATACATCTTCGAGGTCATCTGCCGCTGCGAGCGGTCTGGCGGAATAGGCGTGTACACGGCGGCGATCGCCGTTCCCGTGCGCGACGCAACTCCGGAACGGGAGCGCATCATCCGCGAGGCGCTCCGTCGATCGTACCTCGATCACCGCGGGCAGAAGCACTGATGCTCTGCGGGGATTGCAATCGGGACCGGCCTCCTTGGCACAAAGTCATTCCGTTCGGCTGGGCCTACGAAGGCCAGACCTGGGACGACGCGAACGAGCGCCTCGCAACGGTCATCGTCTGCGAGTTCCTCTATTGGGGAGGTCGCTGATGGCATCGGTCAAGGTCGTCGTCACCGCCCTGCAGCGCTACTGGGCCGCCGGCCGCTGCTGGGAAGGCGGCGTCACCGAGGCCGTGCTCGAGGACACTCCGGAGCGTTCGCTCGCATCGCAGCTGGCGGAATTGGACGCAGCGAAGGGCGGCGTGCGGCTGGCTGACAGCGAGCTGAGCCGCGGGAACCCGTTCGCGCAGCGGACTCCGTGCATGCTCACGTACCGCATCGTCGAGGATCCGCCGCCGGCGCCGGTCGAGGCCGTAGTAGTGCCCTCGCAATCGGTCGCCGGCGCGACCGCAAAAGAGGCGGAGTCTGGCGTGCTCACCGCTATGCCGCCCTCTGCACCTCCGCCGGAAGCCAACATACCAGACGTCGCAGGCGAGCCGCAGCGATGAGGGTCTTCAACACGTACGGCCCCACCGCCAGCGGCGCCGCCGGCTTCCATTCCGGCAATGCCGTGCTCTCGTTCTCCTGCACCTGTGGCGCGATGGCCTGCGCTGCGAACCCGATGGGGCATCCTCCGATGCACGGGCCGACCTGCCAGATGACGCCGCCGAACGAGCGGCATCTCTGGAACCGGATCCTTGAGCTGGAAGCGACTGTGCAGGCACTCGAAGCGCGCGTGACCACGGGCGGCTGATGTCCGGTCCGCGCGCGCACGTCTCGCTGACCTCGAACGGCAAGCGCGTCGCGGTCCTGGCCTCGTCTCTACCCGAGGCGCAGCGGCCGGCGCAGTGGCAGTGGCTCTCGGCCTGGCTCGGCGACAACTGGATGCCGATCGACATGACCGGCAACGGCGCTCTGAACGACTTCGCCCTCGTCCTCGAGCAGCGATCTGGAGCATTGATGCGACTCGCCGCCTTCGTCACCGTCAAGGAGAAGAACGACGGCACCATCAAGATCAAGGCGCGCACCGACGACGTCTCGCAACTGCCGGACAAGTGGGACTCCGGCCTCGCGGTCTGGACGCAGGCGGGCTGGGACCTGATCCAGGTCTCCGGCAGCCGAGATCGCGGCTTCGGCTGGCTCCTGGTGAAGAACGCGGACGACGGGAGCGCCTCGTGAGCGTGTTCCTGCTGATGAGTGATGACCGCGTCGACTGCCATTGCCATTCAGATTCATTCATGGGTTGCGGCTGCGTCTTCGTGGGCGGGACGACCGGCACGGTCTACACCGCGCACGCGTCGCAGTCGGCTGCGAACGACGCACTGGCCGACACCGAACGGCGGAAAGCTGCTCAGCGAGAGACGCTCGACGCATGGGGCAAGCGGTCATGGGATGAGAACCCGATCCGCTACAACCCGGATGAGCCCAAAGGGACGCTGCGCGTCGTGCATGCCATCGGGGACCGCAATCAGCGCCGCGCGAAATGGATGGAGGCGAATCCGCTTCCTCTGATGGACCTGCAGCACCGTTTCTGGGTGGTTGAGGTGGGGCCGTGAGCGAGCAGGCATCGAGTCCACGGCTGGCGCCGCTGCCTGCCGTCGACCGGGCGCTGGTCGTGGCCGATGTGCTCTCGTTCGCGAAGAAGGACTGCCACCGCTGCCGCGGTGCCGGGTTCTACATCTCGATCTTCCACAAAGGTGCGGACGGCGAGACGAAGGTTCCGCAAGCCTGCCGCTGCGCAGTTGCCAGACTGAAGAAGCAGCACGGCGCGGACATCGTGCTGGTGAACGAGTCGCCGTTCTGGAAGGCGGGGAAGGCTCCTGCGCTGCCAGGTCAGCCAACGAAGCCGGCCGCGCACGTCGGGCCCTACGCTGCCGACTGCGTTCTGGACGCCGGGCACGCTGGTTCGTGCGAACGACCAGCCATCTAGGGGCACTACATGACGCTCGAGGCGGCCCTCAAGAAGCGGCCGTCGAAGGCGCTCGATGCTGTCGCCCCGCGCGGTGGCACGACTCCGTCTCCGGACGGGGTTCGCTCTTCGTGGAGCAATCCGGCCGACCGGAAGGCGCGCGTCGACGTCCCGGTCGTCAGCTTCACGGACTTCGACTCGGTCGGCCAGGTCAAGAGCGCGCTCTTCCAGCTCGAGCGCGGCATGTTCTCGCTCGCCGCGCAGCTCGTCGACCGGATGTTCTGGGACGACCGGATCAAGGGCGTCACGGACACGCGGCTGAACAGCCTGACCGCGCTGCCCATGGTCTTCGACGGGCAGAACTCGGCGACGCTGCAGAAGGCGTGGCCGAAGATGTGCCCGGAGGAATCGGTCAAAGAATTGCTCAAGTGGGGCCTGTACCTCGGCTTCGGCCTGGGCCAATTGCTCTGGCAGACGGGCGATCAGGCCAATTTCAAGCTCAAGGTGTGGCACCCGCAGTTCATCTACTGGCGCTGGGACACGCGCAGCTTCTGGGTCACCACCATGTCCGGGCCAGCGGAGGTCGTCCCTGGCGACAAGCAGTGGGTGCTCTACACCCCGTACGGCTACCAGCTCGGCTGGATGCAGGGCCTCGTCCGTAGCTTGGCGATCCCGTTCATGTGCCGGCAGTGGGCGTTCCGGGACTGGGCGCGCAGCTCGGAAGTGCACGGTCTGCCCATCCGCGGGCTGCAGGTTCCGGCGGAAGCGAAGCGCGAGGACAAGGACCGCGCGCTAGCGGATCTGGCGGCGCTCGGACGCGAGACGGTGATCATGCTGCCGCGCGCTTCCGACGACGACATGTTCGATCTGAAGCTGATCGAGGCGTCGACCGACTCGCACAAGACGTTTCAGCAGCTCGTGGAGATGTGCAACAACTCGATCGCGATCTGCCTGCTCGGGCAGAACCTCACGACCGAAGTAGAAGGCGGGAGCCGCGCGGCAGCCCAGGTCCACGATCGCGTCCGCGGCGACCTCCTGAAGTCGGACGCGAAGTCGATAGGGACCTGCCTGCGGGAGCAAGCGATCGCACCGTGGGCGCTGCTGAACTTCGGCACCGACCTGGACTCGGCACCGACCGCGACCTGGAACGCCGATCCGCCAGAGGACAAGAAGGAGCAGTCGGCCGCGCTGCAGCAGCTCACCGGCGCGCTCGCCACCGCCGTCTCGCAAGCGCTTCCGGTCGATATCCGGGCGGTGCTCGACGAGTACGACGTGCCGACGGTGACGCCGGCGCAGGAAGCGCAGATGAAGGCCGACAAGGCGGCGAAGGACGCGGCCGACGCGGCGGCGAAGGCGAAGGGTGTGGCTCCAGCGAAATGAGCCGGTTGCCCTGCTTGGATTGCTTCTGGCAGCTCGTCCGCGATCGCATCGCTTGGAAGTTGCCGGAAGGCTGGCTGCGGCGCGGTTACCGAATCCATTTCTGGCGTTGCTTTGGCTGGGCCTTGCGGAAGGGTTGGGCGAAATGAAGCGCGCGACCCTCTCCGTCGAGCTGGACCTCTCCATGGGGCCGCCTCAGGACTTCCGCATCTTCCCGGCCGGCAGCTTCGAGACGACCAAGGGCACCTTCCTCTTCGACGGCCAGGCTGCCCGGAGCGTGATGGCCGCGGTCGCCGACTGGGGCAACGACTACTGCGTCGATTACGCGCACTCGATGCTCGGGTTCTTCAACGTCGACCCGGCCAAGTCGATGAAGGCGGCCGCCTGGTTCACGCCGCAGCTGCGCCAGGGCGAGCTCTGGGCAACGGCGGTGCGCTGGAACGACGAAGCGCGGTCGATGCTCGGCAAGCGCGAAGCCCGCTACGTGTCCCCGGCCTTCAACATCGAGGACGGCGACGACAACCGGATCTCGGAACTGATCAACGTCGCCCTGACCAATATTCCGGCTACGAAGAAGCAGACGCCACTCGTCACCTCTCGTGACCGCAACGATACGAACCCCCGCAAGGAGCGCTACATGGGCAAGAAGAACAAGTCCGCGACCAACGCCATGACCCTGTACAAGCTCGGCCTGCCTCCGAACGCGAGCGAGGACGACGTCATGGCCGCGCTCGACGGACTGCGCGAGAGCGCCCGCGTCGCCGACGTGACCAAGGCCCGCATCGAGGCCGACGCCAAGGCGAAGGCCGAAGCGGAAGAGAAGGCCCGCAAGGTGCGCGAGGGCGAGACCGATCTCGCCACGCTCGCCGCGAAGGGCGCCGCCGACGCGACCACATCCGACAAGTCGCGCGCCGATTCCGAGAAGCAGCTGATCGAGCTCACCGGAGCGAAGAGCTACGGCGAGGCGCTCGGCGTGGTCCTCTCGCTCAAGGCCGACGTGGCGCGCATTCCGCAGCTCGAGGCGGAACTGGCCGCGCTGAAGACGCAGGGCCAGGGCGCCACCGCCGAGATGCTGGTGGAGCAGGGCATCCGCGAGGGCAAGATCTCCCCGGCACAGAAGGAGCTGTGGCTCCAGATCGGGAAGAAGAACCCGGAGATGCTCGCCGGCTTCCTCAAGACCGCGTCCGCAGTGGTGCCGCGCAAGCCGGCCGAGTCGCCCGAGCACAAGCCGCGCATCGCGCTCACCGCCGAGCAGTTGAAGGCCGCCGCCAAGATGGGAATCACCGACCCGAAGGCGCTCGAGAAGTTGCAGGAGCAGATGGCCGAGGCCGCTGCGATCCGCGCGACCGGCTAGTACCGCCCCGCCACCGACAACCGATTCGCTCCACCTCACCGATCCACGGGACGGCCAGAGCCGCGCCCAGGAGATACCCGCATGGCCTTCCTCACCGCGATCCGCAACACGCTCAAGTTCAAGGACACCGCGATCATGGACCTGCACTTCGTCCCCATCGCGGACAACGTGACCATCTACGTCGGCGGCATGGTCGGCCTGAACTCGGCCGGTCTCGCTGTCCGCGGCGGAGACGCCACCTGCGTCACTGTGATCGGCAAGGCGGAGGTCCCCTACCTGCCGCAGCCGGTGAGCCAGAACACCACCCCGAACACGTCCTACAACAACACGTACACCGGCCACGCGGCGAGCTCGCTGCAGGTGGCGGTCCGGACAGGCGTGTTCAAGTGGGCGAACGGCTCCGCGGCGGACGCGCTCACCCAGGCGGACGTCGGCCAGGACGTGTTCGCCATCGACGATCAGACGGTTGGCCGCGTCCCCAGCACCGGTCGCCCGCGCGCCGGCAAGATGGTCCTGCTCGACGCGGACGGCGGCATCTGGGTCTCCATGGGCTACTTCGGCCAGGTCGGCCTCGCCACGCAGATCCTGACCCTCCCGGTCACCCTCACCTCGCTGGTGGTCGGCGGCGGCACCATCGCCGGCCCGATCACGCTCGGCTTCGCCTGCCGCATCATGGGTATCTCCTACGTCGCGGCCGTCACCGGCACCGGCGCGGGCGCGACCTTCGCCGTCAACCTGCAGATCGGCGGCGTCTCGACGACCGGCGGCGTCTGCGCCATCACGCTGGCGAACACCGGCTACGCGGCCACGCCCGTGCTCGGCACTGCGGTCACGGCGCTGAACATCGTCTCGCCGACCTCGACGATCACGCTCATCAACGCGGCCGGCACCGTGTTCACCGCCGGCTCCGGCTACTTCCTGATCCAGCTGGCGTAACTCCGAACCCTTCCCCTCACCCGCAATCGCAATACCTCGCAGCGCCGCCCTCGACGGGTGAGGCGCACAAGGACGTGCCCCCATGGAACTGATCCAGAGCAACATCGACTTCCTCTGGTACGGCTTCAACAACATCGTCCAGCAGGCACTGATGTCCACGGTGACCTACTGGGCGACGATCGCCAGCCAGACCACCTCCAGCACGCGGCAGGAAGTGCACGCCTGGATCGACCGGCTCCCGCTGATGCGAGAGTGGCTCGGCGAGCGGCAGATCCTGAACCTCCAGACCCGCGCGTACACGCTGATCAACAAGGACTACGAGGCGACGGTCGAGATCGACCGGAACCCGCTCCTCGACGATCAGTTCGGCATCTTCAACGCGCGCGCCCAGGCCCTCGGGATGAGTGGTGCACTCTGGCCGGATCAGCTGGTGATCACCGCGCTGCAGAACGGAGACGCCACCGCCTCCGTCTGCTACGACGGGCAGCCGTACTTCAACGCGTCGCACCCGCAGGACCCGGACAACCCTTCCTCGCCGACGCAGTCGAACCTGTTCAACACCGCCGGATCCGGCGCGCGTCTGCTCACCTCCGCCAACTTCGCCTTCGTCCGCGCGAGCATGATGGCATGGAAGGGCGCCAACGGGTTCCCGGTCAACACCATGCCGGACACCGTCTACGTCCCGCCGCTCCTCGACGTCACCGCGCGGCAGATCGTGCTGGCCGCCTTCACCGCCCCGGCCGCGGCCACCGGCCAGAACGCCGCTGCCGCGCAGCAGACCAACGTGCTCCAGGGAATGGCCCAGGTGGTCACGATCCCCAAGCTCGCCGGCGACGACACCACCTGGTACACGGGCGACACGAAGACGCTCGGCGCCATCGTCCGCGGGATCATCTTCCAGGTCCGGCAGCCTGTGCAGGTCGTGCAGAAGACCGCGCCGAACGATGACAACGTGTTCAAGACCCGCAAGTTCCTCTGGGGAATCGACGCCCGCGGAAACGCTGGCTACACGCTGCCGTTCCTGATGGCGAAGTGCGGCGCCTAGCCGTTCGCCTTCCGGTGGCTGTCCCAGGTCTCGCCGGCCAAGCGTAGAAACGCCGCGCGGTCGGTGATGTGCAGTGACCTGTCGCATTGCATCGCTGCGGCCGCGAGCAGGGTGAACACGACCGCCTCGGCCGGCACGGTCGTTCCCTCCAGCTTGTTCAGCGCCTCGATGATCCGGTTCATCACCTGCCGGCCTGCCTCGTGAAATTCGACGGTGTCCATTTCCAGGAGTATCGCATGCCCTCTACCCCTGTTCGTGTGCTGGTCATTGTCCCCGAGCGCCGTTTCACCCGCGACGACGGGAGCGACGGAGTCGAGCCCGGGTTCTGGGCCGGCGGCCGGTTCTGGCCCAACGGCGAGACCGAGGCAGTCCTGGAAGACGACCCGCCTGGGCCGCCCTTCCAGTTCTACGACTTCGACAAGCGCGAGGCGGTCGAGGCGCGCCAGCCCGGCCTGACGGTGGCCGCGAAGCTGCGCCATCTCGAGCACGCCAAGGGCGGGCAGATCATCGTCCTGCCGGACGGGTACAAGACCCGGACGATCAAGACGCCGATGCTGCTCACCTACAAGGTGCTCGGCGAGGTGAAGCCGGAGAAGCAGCAGGCGCAGGCGAGGTAGCCCGTGGCGCTGCTCACTCCGACGCCGTACGCGAGCCTCGCCGACCTGACGACCTCCGGGCTATCCGCGTCGGCGCTGGGCACGGTGACGACCGCGCAGCAGCAGGCCTTCATCGATGCGGCGAACGCCAAGATCGACAGCTACATCGGCGCGAAGTTCACGCTCCCGCTCACCTCCTGGGGCGCGGATCTGCGAGACGCCTCGGTCGCGATCGCGGCCTTCAGCCTGATCGCCTTCCGTGGATTCGACCCCGAAGATCCGGGCGACGTCGTCTTCCAGAACCGAAAAGACGAAGCGCTGGCCTGGCTCAAGCTCATCTCCAAGGGCGAGGTGACGCCGCTGGTGGCCGACTCGGCTGCGGGCGGCAAGGGCGGCGCTGGCGGAAATCCGTTCACCTCGCAGGCGCGCACGACCTACAGCACGACGCAGGCCGTGCTCGACGGCCAGGTCACCATCAATTCAGACCCGCAGGCCGGACAGGTGATCATCGGTCGCCCGGCGCTCCGCGGCTGGTAGCTGAAAGGGGCGCGCGATGGCTTCCGTCTACGGCCTAAGTTTCACGTGGGCGGTCACCACGCCAACCGCCAATGCGTGGGCGGAAGTCGCGCGGACCGAGGGCCTGCTCGAATACAACAAGGCCATCGGGACGGCGAACCTGATCGGCGCGGTCGGCGGGACGCTCGACATCGTCATCCAGACGAACTA